GTAGCCATTATGCACCTATTTCCATGAGTGTAATCGTCGAAGTTCCACCGTTAGCTTGAACCGCTAACGTAAAACCAGATAGATCGGTAGCCAGTTGAGTTTTGTAAGTTGTCGCCGATGTGGTGGCTGGAGAATCTAGGTATGTAGTCGACGCCGATCCTGCGTTAATTTCGACAGTTCCGCCGTTATAACCTAAATATTTTTCGAAAGTAACGATAGAAGTCGATCCTCGCAAAAGACGCAACTGAAGCGCTCCGTTTGTTCCAGAGTTTCTGTGACAGCCCACCTGGTTTACAAATACAAGAATTTTAGATGTTGCCGATGTTGGAGTAATTGTGGCCGTTAATCCTGTGTCGGCAAAAGTAGTCGACGTAGTTGATGTCTGCGTCGAATAAGTAGCGTTTACCACTTGCAAAACTTTTCCACCGCCAGCTGGGGCAGCCCATTTAAGACCAGTAGCCTCTGCTGAATCGGCGGTCAAAACGTAACCATTTGTACCTACAGCTAAACGTGCTGGAGTATCTGCCGCTGTAGCTGCAATTAGATCGCCTTTAGCGTCTACGATCGCGTTCTGAATAGCGTTAGAATCGTCCTGGGCTACCCAGGTAAAATCTAAATCGGTTCCTGAAGCCTTAGATAGAACCTGTCCAGTAGTTCCGCCCTTTAGATCGACTAGGGCTGTGTCGATATCTTGTCCTAGTGCAGCGATAGCGGTCGCGCCATCCTTTACCAGGTCTGTAGACTGGGGGATATCCCAGCCAAAATTGGTTGTCGTGGTTGCCATTACGCTACTACTCCTATCGCGTCGAGCCAGGTTAGGCTAGAACTAATTGTATTCCATGTTTCGGCGGCGTTTACTTGTTCCCATTTTACCGCAACTTGCGAAAAGTTTATGGGAGACGCGTTAAACGTTAGCGAAAGATCATTAAATGAGGCTCGGAAAGTCCAGCCCTCGACGTAGCCCTGGAAACTGCCATCGTTAATATTATTAGGTAAATTCTGAATCCAAACAGGCATACCCATAAATACGTTTAATAGTGCGTCTCGATCGGTATCGTCTATTTCAGGGTTTCCGAGGGGGAAGGTAATTGACTCGAACTTAGCCGAAGGAAAAGACCTAAGCGCGATATAGCGATCTGCTACTAGCTGAGCGTCCGATAACTTATCAATATTAGAAGTAAAGCTCTGGGCCTGTAAGCCGAATAGAGACTGGCTCTGTAGGTCTTCGGCTGTGTAGCTCGAAGAAGCGTTAGAGCCGTAAGCGATGGTGTACTTATTGCGAATATCGCCAGATTTAACGGTAGTCGAAATGCCACTAGCTAGGGCCTGTCCTGCATCCAGTTCGACATAACCATTAGTAGCTAGGTAATCTTGTCTATGGGTGCTATCGGCGTACCCGATACGGCCCTGAGCGTCTTCGTAGATATAACCTAAAGCTGAGGTAGCGATCTGGCTAACCAGGCTATAAATATCTGTCGAGCTTGCATTTCTAGCGATCATCTCATAATCGCCTGGCTGATCGATCGAGCCTAGCCCGATATTTACCGCGTTTTCCCATGTCTCGGTAGCGTTGTAAGTGGCCCAGGTTTGAGCCGCTGGAACTTCGTTCCATTGACCTAAAAGGTATCCGCTAAGGAGTGTATAAATCTGGTCGCCGTCATAGTCCTTAGATAAGACTCCAGGATCGATAATTTTAGGAAGTTTGGACAACGCACCTAAAGCCACGATCGTTAAAATGGTAGTCGATCCGAGCGCGCCAGCGTTATTAACCGCTGTAGCGTAATCTGTAATATATCCGCCAAAAATAGGGATAAAGATATCGCTAGAGTCTTTTACCTCGATAGTAAGGCCAGTTCCCACGTTAAAGGGGTAGGACTGGTTATTAAAGTTAATTAACTGGACCTGGCAATAGCCCGCGACCGGCTGAGAGTAAATATCGGTACGGCCAGAAGTAATTGTAAGGTTAGCCAGGGTTACGTCTGTTACTACCGTCCCATTAATTTTAACTAAATACTCTGGGGTCCATGCGGTCATGTATTAAAGGCCAGACTTCCTAGAGTTCCACGAGCTGAGGAATTATTAAGCAAGGTAATAATCTGGCGTGCTGTTGACTCGCTATCGATCGCGCCGTTAACGGTTATGTTAATAGTCGATCCCTGGCTAGAAGTAGTAGGTACGGTCATGCCCTGGCCGTTAGGGATAATCAAGCCGTTAGTGTTAGGTACAAATAACTCTGGCCCACGCTCACCTACAATATAGGAAGTCCCGCCCTTTACTGGGCCACCATTAGCGCGACCACCGCCGAAGACGTTATCGATAACGCCGCCGATAGCCTGGGTAACTGGGTTATTTCTAATAAAGTTAACCATCGCCTTAATAGCGTTAAAAGCCTTATTAACTACATCGACCAGATTGGCGAATAGATCGATAACGATACCTACAGCCGTTCCCAGGGTGTTAAATGCTGCACCCAGTATTTTACCTACGACTGGGGCGTAAACGTCTCTTACGAAGGCTGCTACGGCCTTAAACAGGGTAAATAGAGGAGCTAGCTTATCCGCGTTCTCCTGGATCTTAGCCGTTACTTTTTCGAAGGCTGAGCGTAGCCCATTAATAACTGGAGTTAAGAAACTACTAATCGCAGGAATAACAAACTCTGTAATAAAGGCATAAACGGCCTTAAAGGTAGGAATAACGTACTCTGTTATATATCCTGTAAGCGCCTGGAAAATAGGGGTAAGTTTAGGACCTAGCTCATCCGATAATTTCTGAATTGCTGGAATTACGTTATTGACGAAGCCTGAAACTAAAGGAGTAATAGCATCTAGGACGAATGATCCGACCGTCTCTTTACCCTCGGCGAACGCTACCTGGAGACGTTGCATTTTGCCCTGGAAAGTGTCGGCCTGGGTTGCAGCCTGTCCCCCGAAAGTTTCGGCTAATTTAGCCGTTACCTGCTCCATAGACATGGTTTTAAGTTCTGCGGCTGAAAGTCCAATACCGAGTTTTACTAGCCCTGCCGTATTGCCTTCCTGGGCCTTAGCTAGGGCATTAGAAACGGCTTCGAGTGATTTACCCGAACCTGCGCTAATGTCGAGTGCGAGGCCCTGTAGTTTTTGAGCTTCGGCTACATCGTTAGTAGCGGTAACGAGGCGCTGGAGTGAAGGACGTAGTTCATCGTCGGTTACTCCAGTGGCAAGGGTGGTTTTAGTTATGTAACTTTCGGTGGCGCTTATTTGAGCATCTGTAGCGCCAGTTACGTTCTTTAGAGCTGTGGCAAGGCGTAGCTGAGCGGCTTCGTCTTCGATCGCTGACTTAACGCCATCTACTAATAGTTTTCCAGCATAAGCGGCGGCAGCGACTCCAGCGGCAGCGAAAGCGCCAGCGGCTACTTTTCCAAACTTGCCTATTTTGTCTCCGAATGTGGAAACGTCATTATCTGCGGACTTTATGCCCTTAGTAAAGTTATCAACGTCTGCAAGGAGTTTAAGGGTTAAGGCTCTACTTGTTCCAGCCATGTTTTACCACTCCTTTAGAATCTTCTCGAAAGCCTGAGTCCATTTAGCAACGATCTCTGGCTGTATACGGCGCAAGGTAGGATAGATAAACCATCCGCGAGAGCCGCGTCCTTCTCTTCCAGACCAAACTGGAAACTGCTTAAACTTGTTAGAACCGAACTCTGTACCGCCCCAGATATCCTTAGTGGTTGCCCCACCTGAGAATTTTTGAGAAGCAAACCCGTAAGTAATCTCACCGATCTTAGAAGACTTTTTAACCCTTGATCCATCCGCAATTCTGGATGAAACTTTATTATTTTTTAGGTTACGCGAGGACGAGATAACTTCCGTTCTGGCGTAATCTGCCAGGGCTCCAGATTGGCGTTTAGCCTCTTCTACTGCCGTCTCGTCCATCGCCTTTAACGCTGCGAAAACTCGTCGAAGTTCTGTCTGATCGAAGGCGACTTTCTCACTTGCCACGATTTCTCTCTTCCAGTACCTCTATAGCGGTTAAAATGTCTTCGGCGGTTTGCCACTCGGATACGGGTATCTTTGTAGCTATTGCCAGTTCTACCAGGAGACGGCTTACGCTTCCCCTGGGGTGACTTTTGGGTCTTCCGCACCTACTTCGATATCGAGGACCGACTCCATCCAAATTTCGAGCGCCTTAGTCGGTTTCCCGCCAGCTTCTCGTTTCATAGCGCTGTGGGCTACGAATAGAATGTCGTACATCCCCCCGAATTGGGAGATGACCTTTTTAGTAGCCATCTCCCATCGAGCGTAGTCAGGTGGTCTAACCATAAAGGTTTCTTCTGACCCGTCTATATATTTAATTGTTATGTTCTGTTGCATCTTGTTTCTCCCGTCTCTTAGATTTACGCGCTAAAAGTTTCGACTACTTCGCCCTTAGCGATCTTGAAGGTGAAGTCTACAGTCTGTGCATCTGTTCCCGCTCCACCCGCTGTTGGATATTCTGGAAGAATTGGGAAAACGAATTGTGCGCCTGTAGCTGCTGTCATTGTTACTGAGATTGTAGTATCTGGTGTTTCTGCCGCTGTCCAGAGAGCCTCGCATACTGAGTTAGCCTTACCCCAGTCGGCGAGCATTGATAGAGCAAAAGTACCTTCGACGTTTACCGTTTTATAAGCTTCGCCGTCGAGAGTTTGGTAGGTCTCGCGAACGTTAGTCTTTGTGAGGACTGCGCTTGTTGCCTGAGCGTCGACATCTGTTCCACCTGTGAAAGATAGAGAAACGTCGCGACCTGTAATTACTGTGGTTGCCATTGTTTTTCCTTTAGTTTGTTTGCGTGTAGTAGGTGGAAACTCTGATATCTGCGACTAACACGTTAGAGGCTGCGACCTGAGTTACCGTAGGTTTTTCGATTGCTCCGATTGTGTACCCAAACGGGATAACTTTCAGAACGCTAACTACCAACTGTTCTAGATTGTCTAGTGAGGCTGGGTTGCTGTTATACGAAACTCCGCACGAAATAACCATGTTAATTTTCATGTGGAGAGTACTTTTATTAATTGTTTCCAGTTCGATATAAGGCGAGTCTGGAACGATTGCCACGAACGGCACGATAGGGCCTTCGGGAACGTAAGAATAGACATTAGCCGTTACGCCTGTAATGGCGTTAGCTAGCGGCTGGCGAACTGTGTCTAGGATTGTGCTCATTATTGCGCCATAGTCTCGACGTCTAAATAAGCTCCTAGAAGTCCTGAAACTCTGTTAAAAAGTGAGCGGCCTAAACGATAAGGGCTAACGTTTGTAAAGTCGATCCCTTCCATTTGTCCGCCTGGGGCGACTCTAGATGAAAAGATTTCTACGGCAACGGCCAGAACGGCTTGCTCGACGGCTGAATTACCGACATAAGTAGAAGCGCCAGTAAGGGTAGCTGTACCCGCTGGGATAATGTTCTTTAGGGTTATATCTGCATTAGTGATATCGCAGCTAAAAGTATAATCTGTAACGCCAGAATTTACGGTACGAGTTCCGTTAAACGGCGCTCCTACTCCAGCAATTACTACGCTCGAACCTTCTGTAAACTCGTGAATTAAAGTAGTGTGAAATGTAGCTACGTTATCTGATAGTTCTACTGCATCTACTGGAGATGAGAAAGTCGTAAGCATTGGCAAAATTACGGACTCGCTCGCGTTGATCGCGTCGTCGAGTACGGCGTCCGAATATAAAGCGGAAGAAACGCCTAGTACGGCGCGTAGTTCTGATGCTGTAATAATACTAGGCATTTCTTACCTCTCTATGTACTGCTGGGGGGCCGATCGGGAGAAACCGACCCCCCATGATTAATTAAGCTACGTTTAGCTTACGGAACGCTGCTGGGTAACGGTTAACAACTGCTGCATAACCGTAGAGGCCGATTTCGACCTGACCATTAGCGACGATATTTGCGCGAAGCTGAATATTTCCGCTCTCATGGAAGCGCATTGCTGCCGATGGGTAAACGAGTGCGTGCTTAGCGTTTGCGTCGTCACCTGTGTAGTTTGGATCTACTACGAGGTCGAGTCCTGCGACTGTTCCTGAGGTTGATCCCTGAGCTACAAGGCCGTTAGCGTTTTGTGGCGCTGCTGCTGCGTATAGTGGGCGACCTGTTGAGTCAACCGCACCTAGGAGACCTGAGAAGTCGATACCGTCTTCTCCGCCTGTGTTTGCAACGAGAAGGCGGTTAGGTGTAAAGCGCATGACTCCGAATGAATCCGCAATACCTAGAGCGATAGCCTTATAGATTGTTGAAGATGAAGACTGTGTAGCGTTCTGCGCTGCGATTTGTGCTGCGTATGCGTCTGTCTTCTGAGCGTAGCTTGCGGCCAACTCGCGGAGATAGAGATCGAGGAAAGATGGGTCTGATCGGTCGAGAAGCTCGACGTCGATAACGCCAGCGCCCGCGAACTTAACTACTGTGTCTTCCTGGAAGGTTACGGCTGTATCTGTAGAAGAAAACTCTGCGCCTTCTGCAGTAAGTGCAACTGTAGCCTGGGCTCCGAGCTTAGGTGTGAAAATCTTCATGCCTGAAGCTGGAAGTGGTGCGCGCTCGATTGAATCGATAAACGGACGTGAAGAATCGATAACTCCGATTACATCGCGAAGGTATGTAGGTGGGACCATACCTGTATTTTCTGCAACTGTAGCAACCTGTAGAGCTGCGACGAGATCGCGAGCGTCTGCATCGCCACGAAGTGCTGCGATTTGTGCCTTAGCGAATTGTCCCGCTGTAACGTTTGTGTTTACGCGAGGTGTTGAATAAGCGACTGGCGCGTTAGCGGTTACTGTCGCTTCTGACTTTGAGGCTTCTACCGTTTCGGTAACGGTTGCCTCTGAAACGGTTTCAGACATTAAGTCTTCTCCTTCGGTTTTTACATCCGAGACGGTCGCCTCGGAAACTTGGTTTTCTACTGGCGCTTCGTTTTCTGAAGCTGCTACGGAAGCGACGCGAGCTGAGTCGATCGCTGGATCTGTTACTAGGCTGACCTCGATTAGGTTAGATTTGCTAATAACCATTACGCCGTCTTTGTTATCCCATGCATCGACCTTAACTCCAACTGAGAAGCCGTCGCGAAGTCCAGAAGCGGCTTCTTCGAGGGCGTCATCCGCTGAAAATGTTTTAGCTAAAACGAAGGTAGCGTCGATCCCTTGATCTGTTACTTCGTAGGACTTTAGGAACCCGAGCGGCTTAGTGCGCTCATGCTCCATAAGAAGTTTTACACGATCTGGAACTGAAATAGAGCCACGCTTAAACATGGAAGCGCCAGCGCTAGTAAAGCCCTGCTCGTCCCATGTAACTACGCGACCTGATATCTCCCGCTTAGCCGTATCGGCTGCGGTTACGTTCATAGAAAAATTAATTTCCATTATTGATTAGGTCCTCTTCTTCTTGAATCTGCTCTACCGACATGGCGCCGATACGATTAAGAATTTCGTAAACTTGCGCTCTTTGTAGTGCATCGCCGCGAAGGAAATCGTCCAGATCGAAGCGAATAACCGTTCCCGCTGGGATGAAGTCCGCCATAGACAGGCGCTCTTCGATCGCTGTAAGAATTGGACGAAGCGAGAAGTCGACCAGTCCTTTACGCTCTGAAATGGCGTTTGAGTAAGTCATCGAAGTAGTTTCGCTGCTTAGGAAATAGGCAGGGATGCCCGCTGCTCTGGCGAGTTCTAGAGAAACGTACTGGCGGGCCTCGTTGAGCTGTAAACGAGCTGGATCGAAGCCGAGAACATCGAGAGTAACATCGGCATTAAGAAACGCGGTGGAGTTATCTTGTCTCGACTTCGACCAGGAATTAATGAGCGATCTAATGCGCTCTGCTGTTAGGTTTGTACCGTTTGATTTTAGAACTGTAGAAGGTACTGGGTTTTTAGCGTAATTTTCGGCTGCTCTTTCTAACCATACGGCGGCGCGGACTGTACGTCCTGCGCGATTAAAGAAACCTTCGTCAAGTCCTGGAAACGCAATTACTGAACCCACGCCTGATAATGGGGCCATCTTTCCATCGATCGCGTAGCCCATAATCTCGGTCATGTTGCCGTTATATTGTGGAGTAACGCGCTCGTAAGCGATACGAGTCCAGTCCTGGATACGACCGTCTGCGTAAAGCTCGTTAACTACGCCGTAACCGACTCCATGTCCCCAGATATCGTAGGCTAGCCATGTGTAAACAACTGAGCCAGGGACGCGACGGTCTGGCTGATTAATGCAGCGGTTAGCCGTTAAATGCTGGCCTGTATCTTTAATGTATTGCTCTTTAGGCAGCGATCCTACGGTCGAACAGATAATATTTTTTGCGCGGGCAACGCTAGGAACTGATAGCGCTTGCGCTGGGTCGACGAAAGACGTTCCGCCGATTTGATTAAGAAGATTAGAAACCTCGAATGGCGCTAGGGCGGCTGCTACGTCCACCTGTTGCGCCTGAGGCTCGGAATTTGTCGAAAGAAAGTCAAATAGTCCCATTATAGGAG